ATCGAGAAAGAAATCATGAACGAAACTAAAGTTGCTAAGCTTTTCCGTGAGATTCAGGTAAATGGTAACTCAACTACTCTGCCAATCCAGTTGGATAACGGCGGCGCACAGTGGGGCATTAATGCTGCAACTGCAGGTAACCTGACTAACGGCGGTAAGCCAGCAGTAACTACTTTGACTGCTCACCGTCTGATCTCTACTACTTTCATGGAAAATGAAGTTGACGAGCAAGTACTTATCAACCTTATGCCTATGTTGGTAGATTCAGTAGCCCGCGCACACGCAACTGGTGTTGAAGCAGCTCTTATCAACGCTGTAGTTGGTAGTGAAGGCTTTAACGGTATGGACGCTTTGTCAACCGCAGCTACCTCTACTCTGGATTCTGCTGGTACTGTTCCTTTGACTGCTGATATGCTTTTGGGCATGCGCACTCAAATGGGCAAGTATGGTATCGATCCTACTAAGCTGGTCTACATTGTTAGCCCTTCTAAGTACTTCGATCTTCTGAACGATGCAGACTTCCAGACTGTAACTGAAGTAGGTTCTGATCTTGCTACTCGCATCTCAGGTGTTATTGGTGCTGTTTACGGTACTCCAGTAGTTATCTCTGAGCAGTTCCCAACAGCAGCTAATGGTGCTCCAGCAGCCTTCGCAGCCTATACTCCTAACTATGTAGTTCCACGTCTTCGTGGTGTTGCAGTTGAGAGTGATTACGAAGTTCTTGAGCAGCGTCGTGTTATCGTTGCTACTCAGTCTTTGGGCTTCAATGAGCTGGTAAATGGTGCAGCCGGTGCAGAGCCACTGTTGAGCCTCAGCTACATCTCTTAATAATAAAGAGTAAAAAACGAGGGGGAGTTCGCTCCCCTAAGTTTTTACTAATGGACTTTCAGATACTATGGCAAATTTAATAACTTTAGAGACATACAAAGACGCGGTTGGGATCACTTCGAGTACCCACGATTTTGTATTAACTTCGCTTGTTGAATCTGCAAGTCAATTAGTAAAAACTTACTGTAATAATACATTCGTTGATTATTTTACCTCAAACAAGGTAGAAACTTATAGCATTAATTATACTACTACCTCTGTTCAGCTTACTGAAAGCCCCGTAAATACTATCGTATCAGTTCAAGAGCGTGATTCAATCTCAAAAGCCTATAATACTCTTACAGCAGATTTAGAGTATTACTTTGATGAGACTACAGATAGTATCTTTCGTAGCAATGGTGCAAACGGTTATAAGACATTCCCCCAGGGTCCGGGTGCTGTAGTTGTAACTTATACGGCAGGATATGCAAACTGCCCCACAGATTTAAAACTCGCTGTTATTGACTTGGTTACGTACTACTTCAAGACAGAGAGCAAGCAGCGTCAAACCTTAGCAGGCGCAAGCATTCAGAACCAGTCGTCTACAAGCCTACGCAACAACGTAGCCTTCCCAGACCACATTAAACGCGTTCTGGATCTTTATAAGAATTATTAATGAGTAAGATGGCTATGTTAGCTGTTTTGACTCGGATAGAGGCAGACATTAAAAACTCTTCACAAGCATACAGAACCCTTGTCAGTAACTATGAAGTACACGATATAGAAATAGATGAAGCAGATATTATAAAGCAAGTTAGTGAAGAGATGGCTGCGCGAGAGGGCCTAGGCCGGCTAACTAAAGGCATGCAGGATATTATAGATACTGAAGTTAGAAAGCTATGCAAAACTTTGTATAATGAATTCCACCCCAGCAACTATAATAGCACAAAGTTTAAATGGACTATTAGTACAGAGTTTGTAGGCAATCCCCGTAAGTTTTCTTTTGTGCTTACTTCTAAGCCTGGCAAATCAGCAAATGTATTTAATACATTTAAAAAGATAAAGCAAGTCGCTCAAAAGCCTTTAATAACCGCATTAAATAAAAAGATAAAAGAGCTGAATAGAGGCTCCTCCGATCAGAGAGAGTTGATTGCAGCAAAAAAAGGGTTTCTTGATATTGGACACCGAGAGGGTTCTTCTGTATCGCTACAAAGAGCTGCAAAAGCACAAAAGATATTATGGGACTTAGACAAGAAAACTTCTTTAAGTCCTTTAGCTCGAAAGGTTATATCTGAACTATCTGCACCTATTGAATGGGAGATTACCCGAAATAAAGTGGGGCCACCTAAGGATACTATTGGTATAAGTCTTGAGAGTAAGGCACTCAATCGTGATTCTATTAGCAAGGGAGAGGTTATTAACCTCAATGCCAAGCTAAAAGAGGTAGCAGACAAAATAGGTTCGGAATGGGCAGAAATAGAAGGCTCAGACTCTCCAATTAGGTCTAGGCAAAAGGCAGTTGTTCGAGCACTAACTAAGCCTTTAAAGGGTAATAAGAATATAAAAGTTACTGGAGCTTCTTCAAAGCCTAATAAGTCTAAGTCTCGCAAAGTAAAACTACAAAAAAAGGGCGGTAAAGCACAAGCAAAGCATTTTACTGATAAGGCCATAGGTAAGACTGCTACAAGGAAAAGAGGTACTGGCGTAGGCTCTTCTCCCTTAGCCCTACTTGTAGCAATAAACAAAGAGCTACCGCAGACAGTAAGAAAGAATATGCAGCTTCCTGCTCTTGAAAACAGAACAGGCAGATTTGCAGAGAGCGTAAAGCTAACAGATATATCCCAGACTGCAAGAGGTTTCCCGAGTATCGGTTATACATACCAAAGAGATCCGTATCAAGTTTTTGAGACGGGAAGTACTGGAAACTGGTCTTCGCCAGAGAGGGATCCAAGAAGGTTAATTGATAAATCTATCCGAGAAATCGCAGCACAATACGCAATCGGAAGATTCTATACTAGGAGAATGTAATGTCCAATGAAAGAGGTTATACTACAAGACGTCATCAGATCATTGACGCACTTGTAACTAAGCTAAAGGGTATCAACGGCCTGGGAGCTTATTTAACCGATTTAAGTAATAACGTAGAAGGCAGACTTCTCTTCTGGGACGAAGTAGACGACTTTCCTGCAGTTCATTTAAATGCCGGTTCCGAAACACGCGAATACTTAGGTGGCGGAGTTAAAAATAGGTTTTTATCTGTAACTGTAAGATGTTATGTAAATAGTGAGAATGCTACACTTGCTCTCGACCAATTATTGGAAGACGTAGAGACCGTGTTAGAAACTAACTCACGCGTATCGTATATTGATTCACAAGGGGTGACTCAATATACTCAACAAATCACAATCATCAGTATTGATACTGATGAAGGTGTACTTGAACCTTTAGGCGTCGGAGAGATGCTAATAGAGATTCGATACTAGAAAATACTGGCACGAGCAAAAGTTCACGCCCAGGTCTTTTCAAGGCAATATAGGAGATAAATATGTCACAATTATATTTTAGCAGAGATGTAAAGGTTTATGTTCAGACCGGTACAGCTATTTGGGAGGTTCCAGTATTGGACGGATTCTCTTTCTCTCAAGCAACAAACTCAGTAGAAGTAACACTTAATGAGATGTCAAGCACTGCAGGCGTCAGCCGTCGTGGTCGTAAGCTGTTTAATGATTCTTTGGCAGCCGCTGAATGGTCTTTCCAAACTTATGCACGTCCTTTCGCTTCTATAGGCGGAGTAATTGGTACAGGTGGTGTAGCAGATGACACTGCTGGTAATCATCACGCAGTTGAGGAAGTTTTGTGGGCTCTTGCAGCCGGTGGAGCTTACTACGACACTGCTACTTCTACTTTCAAATCAGCAGCAGCTGGTGTCGCATATACCACCGTAGATACTACAGATATTAATATCGACTTTAGTCAGTCAAACGTATCTGCCCTCGGCACCGCAACTATTTGGTTCCACTTCCCGGCAGACGACGGAGTAGATCCTGTAGTTTACAAGATTACTGAGTGTTGTGTAAATGAAGCTACTTTGACTTTTGATATTGATGGTATTACTACTATTGATTGGTCTGGTATGGGCACCAAAATTGAAGATGTAGCTCTTGCAGACTTGACTACAGCTCTTACCACTAATCTGATTTATGAAGGCACAAGCTGTGACGATACTGGCAACTTTATTCGTAACCGTCTAAGTACTCTCTCTTTAGTAGCAACTCAAGACGGCGGCGCAAACCAAACTGCATTCCCAGGATCAGCAGCGGGTGCGTATAGCGTTGTATTGACTGGTGGAACCATTACTGTCTCGAATAATATTACTTTCTTGACCCCCTCTACTTTGGGCTGTGTAAATGCTCCTCTGGGACATGTTACAGGTACTCGTACAGTTTCTGGTTCAATCGATTGTTATTTGGATGGCGAAGGTGCGGGCGGCAGTGGTCAGTTATTTGATGATCTAATTTCTGCAACTTCATTGCCCACTAATAGCTTTGCTCTTAACTTGTTTGTTGGTGGAGACGCATCAGGAGTTTTGAACGGCCCAGGCATGCAGTTTACCCTACCAACTGCTCACATGGAAGTCCCTGCTCATGATATCGGCGATATCGTATCATTGAGTACAACTTTCCACGGCCTGCCTTCTACGATTGCAGAAACCGACGAGCTTAGTATTACCTATAAAGGTGCGTAAAAATAGTTCTTGACTTTTATGGTCTATTGAACTATACTATGTAGTAGAAAATCGAAGCAGGGGTGGTTTTTCACCCCTGTTTTGTTTCCGTAAATTAATAATAAAGGATTTAAATATGAGCGACACCCCAATTTCTTTAGCGAGTCTAATGACTCCTAGTAAAACTGTAACAATTGACTTTCCCGGGTATACAGGCATGACTGTTGACCTGTGTTATTTAGCCAGGGAAGAGTTAGTAAAACTTCGCAAGAAATGCGTTACAACTAAATTTAGTAAGAAGACTCGTCAACCAGAAGAAATCCTTGACGAAGATAAGTTCCTCTTAGAATACTGTAAATCAGTTATTAAAGGTTGGTCAGGCTTTAAATATCGTTACCTGGAAGAGCTTCTTTTGGTAGATGTCTCAGCTTTTGACCCCGATGATGAACTCGGATTTACGCAGGAAAATGCTGAACTGCTGATGAAGAACTCAAGTGACTTTGATACTTGGGTAACTGAAACAGTAGGCGATCTGGAAAATTTTACTGGGAACAAGTAGAAGAGATACGCTCCCTACTTGTTAAGTATGTAAAGTCTTCCGGACAAATAGACGTAGATAAATATCTGCGTCTCTGCGAACAATTAGGACAAGAGCCAGACCCTCAAAAGATGCCACTCGACCCTTCAGATTTTCCTGGAGAGGTCCAAGTGGCATTTTTTATATCCGGGCTTCTTGAAGATAGATGGGAAGGAATGTCTGGAACCTATATGGGCAAAGACTGGTCAAACTTAGAATACTTCTTCAACTTATACCAAATAGAAGAACCAAAAACAATACTCTACATTATGAAAATGTATGAAGGTGTTACAGTAAATTACAGACACGAAGAATCAGAACGAAAGCGAAAGGCAGAGGAAAGAAAGTCTGCGGGCGGTGGAAAGAATTTCACCCATAATGTGAAAGGCTAATGGCAAA